CTACTCGGGGAGCTTTTTGTTCCAGTCCTCGAACCGTCGCGCGTTCGGTAACGCGTACCAGACCTCGACGGTTCGGCGGTCGTGGATGAGCACCTTCTTCACCAGCCGGTGGAGGAGGTGCTTCTTTTGGGGGACCGGGGCCTCGGCCAGGACCTCCTCGAAGTTGTCGACCAGGGCCGTGAGCATCTCCCGGTCGATCGCGGGTAGTTCCAGCCGCTCCCGCCGGCCCTCCAGGTCCCGCTTCTCCGTTTCCAGCGCCTCGATCCGACCCTGGAGGTCGGCGACCTTCTGGTTGCAGAGCTCCGCCTTCAGCGTGCCGGCCTCGAACGCCTCGAAGTAGCGCTCGATCGACGCCCGGACCTTGGCGGCCTCCGCCTCGACCCGCGCGATCTCCTTCTCCAGGTCAGGCTTCTCGGCGCCGAGCTTGCGGTTGGCCTCCTCCCACACGCGGCCCATGAAGTCCTCGTCGCGGAACATCGCCTTGATGTCCTGGACGATCGCCGCCTCCAGGAGCTCGGCCCGAACGTAGTCCTGCTTGCAGGCGTGGTCGTTGAATCGCTTCGAGCAGACATAGTACGGGATGTAGTGGCCGTTCTTCTGGCCGCCGCCGCCGAACATGTGCGAGTGGCACAGGCCGCACTTGATAGCGCCCGTGAGCAGCCGCTCGTCGCCGTTGTGCCACTGGCGGCCCTTCAGGTCTTCGTGCCGGTCGTCCAGGACCTCGCGCGCTTTCTCGAACAGCACGTCCGAGACGATCGGATCGTGGTTCCCCTGATATTCCACCTCGCGCCAGCGAATCTTGCCAACGTAGACCGGGTTCTTGAGCATATAGAGCACGGCCCGCCGGCCCCACTTCCGGCCGTTGCGGTTCCGCAGACCGGCGTCGTTGAGCTTCGTGCAGATCGTCGACGCGCCCTCCCGCCCCAGCGCGTACATCGTGAACATCTTGCGGACGATCAGCGCCTCTTCCTCGTGGATCACGAGGCGCTTGTCGTCGTCGAGGCGGTAGCCGTACGGGACGTTGCCGCCGACGTAACTGCCGGTCTTGGCCTTCCGCTCCAAGCCGACCCGCGTCCGCTCGACGATCGTCGCGTGCTCGAACTCGGCGAACACGCCGAGCATCTGGAGCATCATTTTCCCGGCGGCGTTGGACGTGTCGAACGGCTCGGTGATGCTCTTCAGCGTGACGCCGAACTTCGTGAGCTCGTCCACCATCAGGGCGAGCTCGCGGACCTTGCGGCAGAGGCGGTCGACGCGGAAGACCAGCAGCACGTCGAAGGCCCGCGCCTCGGCGTCGAAGAGCATCTCCTCGAGCCCGGGCCGGTTCATGTGCGTGCCGGACTCGGTGTCGCGGTAGAGCTTGTGGAGCGTCCAGTCGTCGCCGTACTGCGACTTGCAGTAAGCCTCCAGACGGTCGCGCTGGGCGTCGAGCGAGAACTTCTGATGGTCCTCGTCGGTGCTAATCCGGGTGTAGAAGGCGACCCGCGGCACGGTTCGTATCGCTCCTATCGTTCTGCCGCCGCATGACTTACGCGCGTCGGCACGAGCCACACCCTTGCTCGTTTTGCGGCCGGCAATCAAGGCCACTTGGCGCCGTTTTGACGGCAGTTTTCATGAATGGGAAAGGCCGCCCGGCCAGCAGCGACGGGGACGCGGAAAACTCCGCTGTCGCATCTAACGCGCGTTAGATACAATGACCCCAATTTCGGCGAACCCGAGGAGCATCGATGCCTGGACGCGGAGAAACCCCGCTAACGGGGCACCAACGGACGATCCTGAACTGGATCAAGCAGTTCATTCGCGCCCACGGCATGCCGCCCACGGTGCGCGAGATCGGCGCCGCGTTCGGCATCAAGAGCTCGAGCGCTTTTGCCGCATTGCGGGCGCTCGAACGGAAGGGCGCCCTGAAGCGCGGCGAGCTCGGGGCTCGGTCGCTGATCGTCAAGCCGGTGCGGCAGCGGGATCGGGGCGAGCACGTGAATGTCCCCATCGTCGGTCGCATCGCCGCCGGACGGCCCATTGAGGCGATCGAGGACGAGCATGGGACATTGGCCGTGCGGCCAGGCCTTCTGGGGGGGCGAGCTGCGTACGCGCTACAGGTTGTTGGCGACAGCATGATTGATGCGGGGATTCTCGACGGCGATTATGTCGTGGTCCGCAAGGAGGAAACAGCGGAGGATGGGGACATCGTGGTGGCGCTGATCGAATCCGAGGCGACGCTCAAACGGTTTTTCCGGGAACAGGGCGGCGTGCGGCTCGAGCCAGCGAACAGTCAGATGAACGCCATCCGTGTGCGGGCGGGCGAGTTCAGAATTCAGGGAAAGGTGGTAGCGGTTCAGCGAACCATGTGACGAGGACTTCATTCGTGCTTTCCATCAAACTGCTTCAGCCGCCCGACTACACGGCTGAAGAGTGTCAGGCGCTGATCGACTTTGTGCTGGCCCTCAGGAAGTCGCACATCCAGGACTTTCTGAAGCGGATTGAACTGCCCAGATCCGGCACGAAACCGGAGCTACGCGAGCGACTCCAGAAGGCGCTGGATGAAGGTCAGCTCACGCACGAGCAGCTCGTGGATTTCCTCGACGCGGTGTCGCCTTGGGGAAAACAGCATGTCTTCCTCTTCAAGGGCCCTCGGGGCGACCTTCGCGCCTGGAAAGACCCAACTCGTGTGCTCAAATTTCTGAAGCAGCACCGCGTCGGAAGGCTCTTCAACGCTCGCCTTCCCCTGATCCTCCCAGAGAAGCTCACGCTCTCTTCCATCACGCACGGGGACGGCAAGTTGCGCGTTTCCGCCGTGCAGAAGCGCGAATACACGGAGCGCGCGCTAGAGCACGACGAGCAAAAGAAAACCGACGACGGCGAGAAGGTCACCCTTCGGGCCTACGTCCACTATCTGTCGCGAACGGTCGTCGCGTTCGAGTGGGACTTGGACGCGAACATCGCCATGCTCCAGATCACGCAGCTCGATAGGGACACGCTCTACGAGGAGGTCGCGCAGGAGTTTTTCTCGCTTGTCGCCGGCTGGCTTGATATCAAGCTCTTCGGCATGGTCGACCTGCGACGGGCGATCCGGAAGCTCCACGAACTGGAGGGGAATGGCCGGGCTGAGACGCGCTCTCATGGAATCCACTACCGTTCTCTGCAAGGTCGGCGGGTGTCGGCGCACAGTCCGAGTCCGCGGGACTCTGTAGTGGGCGAGGCATTCATCGATAGCGCGATGGAGAGCGTCGCAACGAACGGCGTCGGCCACCTTGGCAATTTCTACTGGCTTGGAGGAACCAACCCGGGTCCGATTGCCAACCCGCTCAACGGCGACGTTCACGTGATCGTCGTGGGCGACAAGTCACGCATCAACTTCCCGACGCCAAACACCGAAGATGTGGTGAGGTATGTTCTTCACAGAGTGCGCGCGCTTGGCTGAACGACGTCCCGGCCTTGCCCAGGCCGTGGAATCGATTGATGCGCAGCTCAGCAAGATGGGCACTGCCGAAGTGATCAGAGCCGACGATTGGGCCAGCTTCCTGGGGATCGACCCCAACCAGGTGAGCGCGGTGCTTGAGAAGCTGGCGCAGGACGGGTTGCTCTGCGCGCAGGAGATGGTCGAGTGTTCTCATTGCCGCATGGCCGTACTTCGTTCCGAGTACCTGCAGCTGTTGGAGGAGGACGGCGAGTACCGTTGCACAAGTTGCGACCAGCCTCTCACGGGTGCGATGGTCACCTCGATCATCACGTACCGTCGTGGCCAGAAGTGGAAAGACACATCGCCGAAGCGCGATTCTGTCGGCGGTGGTCCCGTGGATGCCAGCGGCAGCGAGCAGGCGGATGGCGCGCGCGTCGGCAGTTTCACGCCAACACCGGAGCATCTCGCGATCCTACGTGCGCACCGCGATTCGCCCACCACGCTCACGCAGGTCGCGCTCGAGGCAACAACGCGAATCTCGCGAAAGACCATCGGCGCGCGCCTGAAAGAGCTCCAGCGGCACCAGCTTCTGCACTGCCCCCACGGTAAGAAGGGCACGGCACTCACCGATATCGGCCGCGCCCTCCTGCGGCAGATCGATCTGCGGCAGCCTGCCGCCTCGCCCGGTCGCCTGTAGCCCAAAGATTACCCAAAGATCACGCGCCAACTACGCACACGAAGCGACGACGTGTGCTTCCATGTCGTCGTGGACACCACAGGAACGCACAGCTGGAAGCCGGGTGTAGCTACGTCGGGCACCCGCCTGATCCCGCGCGAAGCGGAGTGGCGCTGCAGGCGATGCGGCAAGCTGCTCGGCCGGTACGACGGCTCGCGACTTCATATCAGCTTCGCGCGGGGCCACGAGTACCTCGTGAGCCTACCCGCCACGTGCGTGTGTCGTAGCTGCCACACGCTGAACGAATTGGGCAAACCGCCAATCTGGTTCGCGGTTCGATTTCAACCCAGAGGCGCGCGACGCCCTGAAACCGGCCATGACGAGGCGCCTGACGCCCGGCCGCAAGGCAGGGCGTCATGTCGAGCGTCGCGCGCGACGCGGATCGTCGACAGCTCGAACGAGAGCTTCGTGGCGATCAACACCAAGAACTACTGAACGTGCTGCGGCAAGGACATCCCTTCTTTCGGCGTTTCGCGACATGGCAGGAGGTCATGAGCTTCATGCGGCCGGGAAGCTCGCGCGATGCCGCAAAGGACGAGGTGCTCCTCCCGATCGTCCAGGCCCACGCCGCGGACGGCGACCCCCGCTAGCGGTTGATCCTCCTGGCCATCTTCTGGCCTGCGCTCGAATCGATCTGCCGCCGCAAGCGGCACTGGGACCACGATCCCGACGCGCTGTGGGCAAACGTCGTGTGGGTGTTTCTGCGGGCCGTGTGCCGACTCGATCCATCGAAACGGACGAGCCGGCTGGTTCAGAAGATCGTCAATGACGTCTTCCACGGTCTGCACGATGACTACCGGCGGGACTGGAACCGGGCCACGCGGGAGGTGGTCACTGATCCGGGTGAACTGGCCGAGCGCAACGTGGCGGATGAGCGCGAGGCCACGGCGGCGGCACTCTGGGCTGAGCAGGAGGCACGCGTCGCGCACCTGAAAGCGCACCACGCGGCCGGGCGGATCGGCGATGCCGATTTCTTGCTGCTCGTGGGAACCCAGGTCTATGGTCGCTCGCTGGCCGAATGCGCCCGTGAATCCGGCCTGAGCTACGAGGCCGCGAAGAAACGCCAGCAGCGGGCCATCCGCGCCATCGGCGGGCTCCCGCGCAACGAATCCTGAAATATCGGCGGCCCGTGTCCCCGTCCGGCGGTTACGTCCCCCCTTTGCCTCATAGAGGTGAATCCCATGACCGGCAGCGCAGTGGATAGGAACGTGATCAGCAAGGCGGAGGCTCGGCGGCTGATCGCCGACGTTTTCGAGGAGGCAGCCCTCGTGCTCGGCGGCCTGCTCGCGGTTCATCGCGCCGAGGACGACTTCGTCTGGCGCCTCGTCAAGAACCTGGACGTGATCCGCTGCAAGGCGGTGCGCCGCATCGATGAGTGCGATGCGGGTCCGCGCGCCGATGCGAGACGCCCGGATACACATTTGCGCCCACACCCGGCCATCGAGGACTTCCTTCTCAAGCTTCGGAGGTCCTGACCCGTGTCGCGTGTTCCATGCATCGAGTTGAAACGCCACTGCCGCGAGCTCACCGCGGAGCACGCGACCGAGGTCGCCGACATCGTCGCGGACTTGATCGTGAACTTCATCGAGGGGCGAACGGGCCACAGCAGTTCCGCCCAACCATAGGTCCTCTCTGAAACGAGGCAAGCCAGCGGCCCGGGTGTGGGTAACGGTTCTGCCGGCAACCCCAAGGAGGGAACTCGATGACCGCGAAAATCGAAGTTCATCGCGGTCATCACTCGCTTGCGGACGAATGCGTGCCCGTCATCTCGATCGGTCAGGGCGACTTCCGACGTGACTACTACGCCGAGGACCTGGGCGTGGACCCCGCGAATGACAAGCCCGTGCATCGGAAGCGCGACATCAAGCTGCTCGAGGCGGAAGCGCTCGGCGCGGCGCTGCGGTACGTCGCCGTCGCCGATTGGTTCGAGCAGTTGCCGTTCTCACGCCACGACGCCGATCGGGAGCGGCGCGCGACGGACACGTTCAATCGCGTCGAGGCCGAGCTTCGTCACGCCGGCGGGCACCTGTTGCGCCGGCTCGGGCATCGGGAACTCGTGCTCAAGCGCGCGCTGGAGGAGGTCGCCGAATCATGATGCCCGCGCTCGATCAACCGAATACATCGCAGGTTGTCGTGGAGCGCAGTGCCGGCGCAACCCGTGATCTGCTCACGTCCACACGGCTGGCGACACTCCGGCGTTGCCCGAAACAGCATTACTTCCGGTACGAGCTCGGGCTGTCGCGCGTGCGGACCGGCGATGCGCTGCGCCTGGGCGCTGCGTTTCACCGTGGCCTGGAGCTGCATAACCGCGGCGCCGATCCGGCAGACGCAATTGTCGGGGCGGTTGCCGGATACGACACCGTGCCCGAGTGGGCGGACAGCTACGAGTGGACGGTCGAGCGCGAGGTGGTCCAGCAGCTCCTGGCCGGTCACTTCTAGCGCTACGAGAACGACGATATCGAGGTCGTTGCTGCCGAGCGCATCTTCAGACGGCCACTCGTCAATCCGTTTACGGGACGACGGAGCCGTGCGTTCATTCTGGGAGGCAAGATCGATGCCATCGCCCGCCTAGCCGACGGCCGGCACGCCGTGCTGGAGTACAAGACCGCCGGCGAGGACATCGGCCCCGACAGCGACTACTGGCTACGTCTGCGGTGCGACCCGCAAATCTCTCTATATGTGATCGCAGGCCGGGCGCTCGGCTACGACATCGCGACGGTCCTGTACGACGTGACGCGCAAGCCGACGATTGCGCCGCTCAGGGCCACGCCGCCCGACAAGCGCAAGTACACGAAGGACGGGCGCCTCTACGCCACGCAGCGCGAATGCGACGAGACGCCGGAGGAGTACGGCGCCCGGCTGCTCACGGACATCGGCGAGCGGCCGGACTACTACTTTCAGCGCCGCGAAGTCCCGCGGCTCGAGGACGAGCTGGCCGAGTTTCAGGCGGAACTCTGGCAACAGGCCAAGCAGCTCCTCGACGCCCGCCGCCACGGCCGCTGGTTCCGCAACATTCACCGCTTCACGTGCGGGACGTGCGAGTTTGCCGACCTGTGCTTGAACGGCGTGCGGGTCGTGCCCGGCACGGCGCCGTCCGGCTTCCAGATTCTGTCCGACGTTCACCCCGAACTTTCAGCAGGAGACGATCAATGACCTCAGCACCGACGAGGCCCGGACCACCGCCGCCCCGCAGCCGACCAGCGCCGGGCGACGCAGCACCCCGCAATGGCCATCCGGCGCCGCAGTCAGCGCGACAGGCCGGGGAGCCCGTGCCCCAGGCACGCGTGGCGTTCGGCACGATCGCCGACGGCAGCGGGCACCGCGTCGTGCTCTACGGGCCGGGCGGCATCGGCAAGACCACGCTCGCTGCGACGGCACCCGGGCCAGTCGCGTTCTTCGACCTGGATGATTCGCTGCCGCGCTTGCGCGCCTCGTTCGCCGAGGGCGGCCTGAACCTGGACGTCCGTCCGATCGACGGCGTAGCGAGTTGGCAGGACATCCGCGAAGCGCTGCATGCCTCGGGCTGGGAAGGCGTGAAGACCATCGTGCTCGACTCGGCCACGCGCGCCGAGGAGCTAGCCGTCGCACACACCATCGCGACCGTCCCGCACGACAAGCGCGAGATCGTGATCCGCCGACTCGAAGACTACGGCTACGGCAAGGGGTATCAGCACGTCTACGACACATTCCTGACGCTGCTTGGCGATCTCGATCAGCACACCCGTGCCGGTCGGCACGTGATCCTGATCTGCCACGACTGCACCAACACCGTGCCCAACCCGCACGGCGACGACTGGCTGCGCTACGAGCCGCGCTTGCAGTGCCCATCCAGCGGCAAGGCCGCGATCCGGCTGCGCGTCCGCGAGTGGGCCGATCACGTGCTGTTCCTCGGCTACGACGTGGACGTGCGCGACGGCAAGGGCACCGGCTCGGGCACGCGGACGATCTACCCGTGCGAGTTGCCGCACTGCATGGCCAAAAGCCGCACGATCGCCGACCCGCTGCCGCTGACGAAGTTCGACACGTCCCTGTGGACCCAACTGCTCAAGTAGGAGAACGACCGCATGCTTCCGAACCGCGAAGGGCGCTTCAAGGCCACGATCCTCGAGCACGGCGTGGCGGAGACGGGGCCGAACAAGCTGGCGACGTTCGTCTGCCGCTTCCAGCTCACGCAGGAATTGGTCAACGGAGAGTGGGAGCCGGTCGACGAGGACTTCGACATCACCGGCTACTTCTACCTGGAGAAGCGCGACGGATCGCTCAACACGGTCACGATCGACCACCTGAAGTCCGCGTTCGGCTGGGACGGGCGCGACCCCTTCTGGCTCCAGGACGCGGACTTCGGCCAGCTCGTCGTCCAGGTGAAGTTGGCGTTCGAGACGTACGACAACAAGACGCGCCTGAAGGTGCAGTACGTCGACGCCGAGGGCGCTACGCCTTCGGGTGTGCCGCAGGCGGACGACGCGGCGCGCCGAACAATCGCGACCCGGCTCGGCGCCAAGTTCCGCGCGAATGCCGGCGGGACGCCGGCGCCGGCGCCCAAGCCCAGTCGCCCAGCACCACCGAAGCCCAAGGCGGCCACACCGCCGTCCGCTCCACGCCCCTCGCCCACGGCCGCCGCGCGGGGCCTGACGATGCAGCAGGCCTGGGAGGCGTTCACGAAGGCCTGCCCGCAGGTCTACACGCCCGAGCAAGTCGAAAGCGAATGGTTCCGGCGCCTGGGCGAGATGTTCCCCGGCAAGCAGCCGGAGCAGCTCACGCCGCAGGAGTGGGCCCGCTTCGCCGCCGAGGGCAGCAAGTTCGTCGCCGAAGCGCCGGCGGATGAAGTCCCCTTCTGATCCGGTGAAAGGGCCTTTGGTCTGTGGTGCGGAACGTAGTTCGCGGTCTTGAACAGGGAGTCATGCCAATGATCGCTGGCGCGGACAAGTTCTATCGCGTGCAGATCTCAGGGCCAAAGTTCAGCGTGACATACGAAGAGCGCCCAGAGACCGAAGAAGAAGCCGCATGCGACGTCGAGTTGGCCTCGCTCGCAATCACTGGCGCCCTTGCGATGGCGTCGTACGACCTGCCGCGTCTGACCCAGGTCCTGGCCCATGTCGTCAGCGATCTTGTTGCTCGCGAGCGCGAGCGTCTTCCCCGCGAGGCGTGCGACCTTAAGGCGGTGCGTCAGGCCGAAGACGCGCTCCATCATGCGGCCGACCGACTGAGGTTTGAGTGGGGGAAACACGACGCGCAGCGGAATACGGAGCGCGCTTCGTGATCCTTCGCGACTACCAACGACGCGCCGTGGACAACGTGATCGCCGCCCTGGACCGGCGCCCGATCCTCGTCGCCCCCACGGGTAGCGGCAAGACGGTGATGGCCACGGCGATGGTCGAGCAGCTCCGCGTGTCCACGCTGTGGCTGGCGCACCGCAAGGAGCTGATCGACCAAGCCGCCAAGCGACTGGAGGCCCACGGCCTCGTGTGCGGCATCATCATGGCCGGCTACGCGCCCATGCCGCTCGCGCAGGTGCAGGTTGCGTCGGTACAGACGTTGATCCGCCGCGACAAGCCGCCGGCGGACCTGATCGTGATCGACGAGTGTTTCCCGGCAGGAACATTAGTTGACGGGTGCCCGATTGAGACGATCCGCGTTGGCGACACCGTCACAGCCTGGGATCACGCACGCGCATGTGTTGTCCGCCATCGTGTGACGCGGACGTTCCGCCGCCCGGCTCCGGCGCAACTGATCCGTATCACAGCACAGCGCTACTCGGTGGTATGCACGCCAACACATCCAGTGATGGCGAACGATGTGTGGACTGAGGCAAGGGACCTGAAGCTAGGAGACTTGCTCTATGGCCTGCCAAGACTGCGGAGCAGCCGTGCATCGGAAGGCGAAGCGATGTCAAGCGTGCTACCGCCGGGTGATGGCCGCGAGGAACCGTACTATCGCGCCACAACGGATGCGACTGCTCAATCCCACACGACTGCCAGAGGTCAGGGCGCGCATCTCGGCAGCAATGAGGGGACGCGCCCCCAAGACACGGGGCGGGAACGGTCGCAGGACACCGCTGCCTGTGGCGAAGCTCGCAGCGGAACTGGGACTGCCGACGGAGTACATCGTCCCCACAGGGAGCAAGGGACAGGGCCTGCCCACGCACTTCAAGATCGACATTGCCAATCCAGAATTGTTGCTCGCGATCGAAGTGGACGGTCCGTCGCATTGCCCGCTGAACCGCCAGCAACAGGACCGAAAGAAGGAAGCGTTCTTGAGTTCGCGCGGGTGGACCGTGTTGAGACTGTCCAACGCGGTCGCGATGAAGCATACGGCAACCTGTGCCCGGATGGTTATGTCTATAACCTCGAAGTTGAAGGCGTCAGCACGTACACGGCAAACGGTTTGATCGTTCATAACTGCCATCACGCGACGGCCGACAGCTACCAGTCGATTCTCGACGCGTACCCGCAGGCGCGCGTCGTCGGCTTGACCGCCACGCCGTTCCGGCTCGACGGCCAAGGCCTCGGAGATCTGTTCGGCGAGCTGGTCGTCGCGGCGTACCCGCACGAGCTCTGCGAAAGCGGCGTGCTGCACCGTCCGAAGGTCTGGGCCTCGAAGTCGCCCGACCTGCGCGGCATCAAGGTGATCGCCGGCGATTACAGCATTGGGGCGCTGGCCGAGCGTACAAACACGCACGAACTCAACGCCGACATCGTCGCGACCTGGCTGAAGCGCGCCCCGGGCAAGCGCACCGTTGCTTTCGCCGTGGACGTGGCGCACTCAAGGGCGATCACCGAGGCCTTCCGCGAGGCCGGCATCCCGGCCGAGCACGTCGACGGCTCCACGCCACGCGACGAGCGCGACGCGATCCTCGCGCGCCTGGCGTCGGGCGAGACGCTCATCGTCAGCAACTGCATGGTGCTGACCGAAGGCTGGGACTTGCCCGCGCTCGAATGCGCGATCATCGCCCGGCCCACCGCGTCGCTGAACCTGCACCTCCAAATGATCGGGCGCGTGATGCGCGCCGCCGACGGCAAGGACGGCGCGATCGTGCTGGACCACGCCGGCAATCACCACGTCCACGGCCTGGTGACGCGCGGGCTGAATTACTCGCTCAACGGGGAGAAGGTTGGCCACAGCGAACCCCTCGGGCTGCGGCGCTGCGGCGAATGCGGTCTGCTCTATGAACTGCATCTTGAATCCTGCCCGGAGTGCGGGTGGGCGCCCACTGCCGAGGATCGCCGGCGTGAGCGCCCGGAGGTCCACGCCGCGGGGGAGCTGACCGAGTTCGACGACTCCAGCTTCGAATACCGCCGGCAGATCTGGAACCTGATCGAGGCTGAACGCGAGGCGATGGGCTACCGCGAGGGGTGGAGTTACTACCGCTTCGAGGAGCGCTTCGGCACAAAGCCGGTGGTAGCCGACGGAGAGCTGATCGACCCCGCCAACGCGACCCTGGAACAAAAACGCGCCGTCTTCGAGCACTTGACGCAGATCGCCGAGCAGCGCGGCTACAAGCCGGGCTGGGCCTCGTACCGCTTCCGGGACATGTTCGGCTGCTGGCCGCGGGGGTTCGTCACGGACGTCCGGCGCGCGTGCCTGCGCACGCGGTTCATGGAGGCGGGAGCATGATCGCGGCCACGACCGAGACCCGATTCCACACGTTCCAGACCATGTGGGAGAAGCTCGACCCGCACGTACGCGCGCAATGTGTGGGGTTTGATGAGTTCTATCGCGCCTGCCTGTTGAGCGCAGCGCTCCAGGGCATCTACCAGCGGGTGGAATGTGAAGTCGTGGCCGAACGGAACTGGCTGGCCATTGGCAAGCCCTACTACAAGCTCTGGCCCGGCTATGCGGTGATGCTCTCGAGGACGTCGTTGGCGATCCCGACTGCGGTCTTCCGCACGCCGCACCCGGCTTTCGCGGTCCACCTGCCGCAGCGGCCGGAGCTGTTTCGATTTGAGCACGCGGGGCGCCCGTTGGTCATGCGCTCGCTGCTCGTAGCCCACGCGGAAGCGGTCCGCCTGGCGTACCCCGTCCTCACCGTCGCGGTCGACGATGGCGAGGACATTCACAGCGTGCTGACACTGCACGTCGAGCCCGGCCAGACGATGGAAGACTGTCTGCGGACGACGCCGCATGACGGCACGACGAGCCATGACTTGACGGCGACGGCACTGCGTCTGGCAGTCGCGGTCTCCCTGCTGGCCGTCTCGGTGCACCGCTGCGTCGAGCACGACGTCATCGCGGCCCTGCGCGAGCGCTACGCACGTGCCACGACAGCCGAAGAACGTGATCGGCTGGCCGAGAGATCGCGGCGCCGGGGCGTCAACGGCTGGTGCATCGGACGGGGCCGCTGCCTGTCGCTCGTCACGCGGGGCCCCGGGGATGAAGCGTCGCTGACAAGACGTGAACTCACGTACCAGCACGTGCGGGGTGGCCACTTCCACACCGTTCGACACGGCCCGGGCAAGTCAAGATCGAAGGTGATGTTCTACGAACCGACGGTCGTGCGGCCGGACCTGCCTCCGCCGCCGCTGGAGCGCGCGAGGGCCGGATGAACGAGAAAGCCGTCCAGAACGCGATCCTGCGCGAGTTCGGCACAAGGCGCGACGTGCGCTTGTGGCGGGCCAACGTCGGCGTCGCGCGCATCGGCGGAACTCGAAGCGCCGGCGGCCGTGTCGTGCGCTTCGGCCTGCCCGGCCAGGCCGACCTCACCGGCATCCTGCCCGGCGGGGTGCGCCTGGAGATCGAGGTCAAAGGACCGGACGGGCGGCAGACGAAAGAGCAGGGCGCTTTCCAGCGGATGATCGAGCGCTTCGGTGGCGTGTACGTGCTAGCGCGGTCGGTCGAGGACGTGTGGGCGGCAATCGGGAGTTACCTGCGTGACCAGGGATGATCCGCTCCAGAACGTGCTCGGTCGCCTGGCCGGCGTCCGCAAGCGCGGCGACGGCCACGACGCGCGCTGTCCCGCCCATGACGACCAGCACGCCAGCCTCAGCGTCGCCCTGGGCGACGACGGGCGCGTGCTGCTGCACTGTCACGCCGGCTGCGCGCCCGTCGCCGTGTGCAAGGCGATGGGCCTGCGCCTGGGCGACCTGTTTCCACCCGGCAACAACGGTGACGGGCACGCGCGCATCGATGCCACGTACGACTACCGCGACGCCTCCGGCGAGCTGGTCTTCCAGGTGGTGCGGTACGAGGGCAAGCAGTTCAAGCAGCGCCGCCCGGACGGCAATGGCGAATGGTCGTGGAAGCTCGGCCACACGCCGCGGGTGCTGTACCGCCTGCCCGAGCTACTCGCGGCCGGTCCCGACGAGTGGGTGTTCGTCGTTGAGGGCGAGAAGGACGCGGATCGTCTGGCGTCCGTCGGCTTGATCGCGACGTGCAATCCGGGCGGCGCAAAGAAGTGGAGCAAGTTGTCGGATGACTCGGCGCTGCACGGGCGCCGCGTCGTGATCATCGCCGACAAGGACGCCGCCGGCCGCGAGCACGCCGCCGACGTGGCGATGCGGTTGCGCAACCGGGCGCGCGAGCTGCGCGTACTTGAGCTGCCCGGCGAGGGCAAGGACGCCAGCGACTGGTTCGACGCCGGCGGCGATGTCCGCCGGCTGCTCGAGCTGATCGAGCGGGCCCCGGCGCAGTCGACTCGGACTACGCGCCCGCAGATTCAGGCCAATGAACGTCAACTGCGCGACGTGCGCGCCGACGCGCTGGCCGCACTGACTGCCGCCAACGACCCGCCGCGGCTCTTCACGCGCGCCGGCGGCGTCGCGCGCGTCGCACTCGTGCACAGCGATCAGAACGACTCCATGCCCGTCGTCCAGCAACTCGACGCCGACGCGCTGCGCGGCGAACTGACGGACGCGGCTGATTGGCTCACGCTCAAGCACAGCAAACAGGGCGGCGATTTCCTGGTACCCGACCTGCCCCCGACGGCGATCGCGCGCGACATCCTTTCCCTGCCGGCCGTCGACCTCCCGTACCTCGCCGGCGTGATCGCCTGCCCGACGTTCGCGCCGGACGGGAGCCTGATCACCGCGAACGGCTACCACGCCTCCAGCGAACTATGGCTGCACAGCTCGATCACCGATCTACCGCCGGTGTCCAGCACGCCAGATACCAGCGCCATCACAGCAGCGCGCGAGGCGCTGCTGGAGGTCATCGCCGACTTCCCGTTCGTCGACGACGCCAGTCGCGCGAACGCGCTCGCGCTGATGCTGCTCCCATTCGTCCGGCCGCTGATCGCCGGCCCCACGCCGCTGCACGCGGCTGATGCCCCGTCGCCCGCCACGGGCAAGGACCTGCTCGTGAAGTCCGCGCTCTGGCCGGCGCTGGGCTACGAGGTCGGCGCGACGACGAGCGCCAAGGACCCCGACGAGTGGCGTAAGAAGATCACCTCGACGCTGGCCGGCGGAAGCCCGGCAATCCTGTGGGGCAACGTCGCGCGCCGCCCGGACAGCGAGCATCTGGCGGCCGTGCTGACGGACGTGATCTGGCGCGACCGGCAGCTCGGCCAGACGAAGGAGCTGACGCTGCCGAATCGCGCGGTCTGGGCCGCGACCGGCAACAACCTGGTCTTCAGCCGCGAACTCGCGCGCCGCGTCGTGTGGATTCGACTCGACGCGAAGATGGAGACGCCCGAACAGCGCAGCGGCTTCCGGCACCCCAACCTGCTGGGCTACGTGCGCGAGCATCGCGCGCGGCTCGTCCACGCCGCCCTGACGCTCGTGCGGGCGTGGCTGGCCGCGGGTCGGCCGGCCGGCACACAGGTAATGGGCAGCTTCGAGAGCTACGCCGCCGTCATGGGCGGCATCCTCGACGTCGCCGGCGTCCCTGGCTTTCTGGCGAACGGCGAGGAGCTGCGCCGCCACGCGGACGCCGAGACCGGCGAATGGCGCGCGTTCGTCACGGCGTGGCGGGAGCGTTGGGGCGACGCCTGGGTCGGCGTTAGCGACCTCGCCTCGTTGCTGTGGAGCGAAGACGGTCGTCGCAGCGACCTGCTGATGGGGATCGTCACCAGCGAACGCGAGCGTGGTGCGGTCACGCAGCTTGGAATGCGGCTCTCCGCGAAACGCGAGTGCGTCATCGCCGGGTTCCGGATCACGGTCAATCACCGCGCCGACTACGCCGGCCGCCTGCAATACCGGCTTGTGCCCGTTGAAGCGGCCGAGAGCGCACAGACCTTTTGCAGACCTTTTTCGAAGGTCTGTACCAAGGTCTGTAACGATAACTCGCCAACGGTTCAGCAGTTAGAAGCGGCGCACAGACCTTACATACCTTTTTCCCATACCCAGCGCGTACACGCGGGCGCGCCCGCGCGCGCACACGCGTGCGAGGGAGACCCGGCCAAAAGGTCTGTAAGGTCTGTACCGGACTCGCAACCGCCGTTGCCGCCAGAGCTTGCGCGTACAGACCTCGCTACAGACCTCGTACAGACCTTGCCGTTGCGGCCCGAAAGGTCTGTACGCCGCGTGGGCGCGGAACCGCGCGTCGATTGGCTGCGAAACGCCAGTGACGACATCCCGAAGGTCGTCGTCGAGCTCGCGCGTGAGCACGAGGGCTGGACGCCCTGCGATTGGCGCAACCGCCTGCTCCAGCTCGCTGGGCGCTGTGAAGGCACGAACCCCGAGCGCGCCGCCGAGCTGCGTCGGGCGGCGGAGTTGATGACGCGGTCCGCGGAGAAGACGGATGGTGAGTGAAGCGATGCGATCGAATGGTTCCCCCCTGCGCGCAGCGGCCCGGAGGGCCCGCGGGAACAGCCGCGAATCCAGACAGACTTTCTTTCAACGGTCCGAACGCGTGGTTGGCTGCCACGGAACGCGCCCCTTTGGGCCGTGGGCCAACGGACGCGGCTTGGGCGAGTTGGGCTACGTCCTGGCCGCCCCATTGGCCCCGGGCGGCGATTGCGGGCGTTTGGGGCCAACGGGACACGGCGTGCAGCCGCGACGAGTGCGAATGACGCGGCCTGACGGATGGGCCGCGAGGCGAGACAAGGAGGTCAAGGTGAACATCGAACTTCGGCCGCTGGCCGGGATCAAACCCTACGAACAGAACCCCCGGATCAATGACGCCGCCGTGGACGCCGTCGCCGAGTCGATCCGGCGATTCGGGTTCCGCCAGCCGATCGTCGTCGACGAGGCCGGCGTGATCGTCTGCGGGCATACCCGCTGGAAGGCGGCACAGAAGCTCGGGCTCGAGCAGGTTCCCGTGCATGTCGCGCGCGATCTCACGCCCGAGCAGATCCGGGCCTACCGCATCGCCGACAACAAGACTGCCGAACTGGCGGAATGGAATCTCGAGCTGCTGCCGGTCGAACTGGCCGGGCTGAAGGACGCCGGCATCGATTGGTCGCTGCTGGGATTCGACGCGGACGAGCTGGCGATGCTGCTCGACCCCGGCGTCAAGCAGGGGCTGACCGATCCGGACGATGTCCCCGAGCCGCCGGACGAGGCCATCACACAACCGGGCGACCGGTGGGTGCTGGGCGACCACCGGCTGCCGTGCGGCGACAGCAGCAGCGCGGCCGACGTGGACAGGCTGCTGGACGGCGCGGCGATCCACCTGGTCAACACCGACCCGCCCTACAACGTCCGCGTCGAGCCCCGCAGCAACAACGCCATCGCCGCCGGGCTGTCATCGTTCGGCGAGCCGGGCCTCATGCATCACCAGGGTTTCGATGTCGCCCGACAGGGCGTCAAGAAGGCGACCACGACCAGGCTGCGCCCGAAGGACCGCCCGCTGGCCAACGACTTCGTCAGCGACGAGGAGTTCGACAAGCTGTTGCACGCGTGGTTCGGCAACATCGCCCGCGTATTGCTGCCCGGCCGCGGCTTCTACATCTGGGGCGGCTATGCGAGCTGCGGCAACTATCCGCCGGTGCTGAAGGCCCATGAACTCTACTTTTCGCAGGCGATTATCTGGGTCAAGGAGCATCCCGTCCTGACGCGCAAGGACTTCATGGGTAACCACGAGTGGGCATTCTATGGATGGCGCGAGGGCGCGGCCCACCTCTTCCTCGGGCCGAACAACGTGCCAGACGTCTGGTCGGTCAAGAAGGTCAACCCGCAGTCGATGATCCACCTGACCGAGAAGCCGGTCGAGCTGGCGGTACGCGCCATGCAGTATTCGTCGCGGGCCGGGGAGAACGTGCTGGACCTGTTCGGCGGCAGCGGCAGCACGCTGATTGCGGCGGAGCAGACGGGCCGCCGCGCATTCCTGATGGAGCTGGACCCGTTGTACTGCGATGTGATCGCGCAGCGCTGGCAGAAGTTCACGGGCCGGAAGGCGGAGCGGTCGCCGGCGGTTCAAGCGGCCCTGTGCTGATCAGGACTCATCGCCGGTCAGGATCTGGAGGTACTTGTGGTACGCAAAGACACGATCCCGTGCCTTGCCGCTGATTTCGCGGAGAATGCCGCTCTCGACGGCGACATCCACGGCCTTTCGCGCCGTCGGCGCGGTGATCTTCAGCAACCGGGCCACGCGCACGGCGGTCGTGACGGGGTGGTCGGGAAGCAAGTCAAGCAGTTGTATCGCGGCGACCGTGGCGCGCCGGTTCGATGCCAATCGTCGCCGGTCCTTGCCGAGCAACTCGAAGAGCCCCCCGGCGACCTCGACGCCATCGTCAGCGGCTTCGCGGACGCAGCGGAGGTAGAAGGCCGTCCAGCCCTCCCAATCCCCATCGGTTCGGACGGCAGAGAGCCGTGCATAGTAGTCGCTCTGGTGCCGCTTGAATGCCAGACTGAGGTAGAGCAGCGGGTGGGGCATGAGTTTCCAATGCTCCAGGAGCAGCGTGATGAGCAGCCGGCCGATGCGGCCGTTGCCGTCGAGGAAGGGGTGGATGGTCTCGAACTGGACGTGTGCGAGGCCGGCCTTGATGAGCGGCGGAAGCGGGTCGTCACTGTGAAGCCAGCGCTCCAGCTGCGCCAGCGCCTCCGCAACGTGCTCGGGGGGCGGCGGAATGAACCTGGCGTGACCCGGACGCGTGCCGCCGATCCAGTTCTGTGTGCGCCGGATCTCGCCGGGCGCCTTGTCGGCGCCGCGCGCCCCCTTCATCAGCCGACGATGACTTTCGCACAGCAGCCGCGTGCTGAGCGGCAGTCCCTTGGGACTCGCCAACTCGCCGCGGGCGTAATTGATGGCATGAACGTAGTTGCATACCTCTTCCACCTCGTGTGGCCTGGCCGTCTCTTGGGTCGCCTCAAACGTCACCACATCACGCAGCGTTGCCTGCGCTCCCTCGATCTGGGACGAGACGACGGCCTCCTTGCGCACGAATCCGTACAGGAACCAGCCCGTGCTGGGAACCATGCGGCCGGCGACGTCAAGCCGCGCCAGGCCGGTCAGGGCCTCGGCGTGGAGTCGTTCCAACTCTCCGGTGACCCTCAGGCTGGGGTTCCGCGGCGGCAGCGGGTAAGGGACGAAGGCTTGGACGACCTCGCCGGCCGCGGTCGACCTGTGGTAGGTGCCGGTTGTGCGAGTCATCGCTGTGAAACGCTCCTTTCTGAGGCGCTCAGTCTAGGAAAGGATCGTTTCTCAGTCCAGTCCACTGCGCAACGGTCGTTTCTTAACGACGGGTCAGCGGGCATGGCCGGAGGAGACGCAACGGCTCGGTCATCTTGGCGGGAGCAGCGGGGTGCTGATCGCGGTAAAGCGGTCATCCGGCCGCAGCAACGCCCCGCAGGCGTGCGAGGCGTTGGTGCCTGCCTGCGTCGCGGACGCGACAGGCAGGGAGGGTTGGTGATGTGCGCTACGCCGGCCCCCGCGTACGCGGGGGTGCGTCGGTCTGTCCCTCGTCAGGCGCGGCTGCGCCCGGGCGGTAGACCATGCGGCAGCGCTGGCACTCGACGCGCTGGTCGTCGAGCCAGACCAGTTCGTCCGATTCCCGCTCGCCGCAGTTCGGACAGGCGTCTTCCGGGGCGACGGGGTCGATCGGACATTCGTCGTGGTTGCCGTTCATCGTTCGTCCTCCTCGTCGCCAGTCGATGCGTCGCACGCGGCCAGGCGGCTCTGCACGATGGTCAGTTGAAACTCCGCGCCGTCGCGTGTCTCGATGACCAGACCCTGGTCGCGCGTGAGCAGGCCGACGTCGTCGTAGGTCGCGATCCGCCGGATGCCCGCGACGTGCTCGGCCAGTTCGTTGGCCGGGTCGCCGGCGTCATCGCGGGCGAACATGACCGCCTCGAGCAGGTCGCGGAGCTGGTCCTGGAGTTGCCGGGCGTTCATGGCCTACTTCCCCTTTCCGGCGAACTGGAACTGCCCGCGGTCGACCTTGCGAAAGCGCGACTCGCCGCCCTTGCTGCGAGCCTCGCGCATCATGGCGGCATACACTGTCGCGTGCGGCGTCTTGCCGCCGGGGCTGGTCCAGAGGTTCTGCTCGGCCATCGCGGCGATCAGTTCCTGGGCCCGCATGGGCTTGCCGGCCTTGGCCAGGACCTGGGCGGCGGCGTCCAGGGCGCTGATGCGCTTCGGCTTCTGTGCCGTTGTCGCCGTCGCCTTCGGCGCGGCGGCCTTCTTCTCGGCCCTGGCCTTCGCCGCGACGGGCGGGGCCTTGGTCTGCTTCCGGGTGGACTGCTGCTTGTTGGACTTCTTCTTGGACATGGCGTTCTCCTGTTCAGGGGTCTGCGGTTCCTCGGTCGGGCGACACGCGTCGTCCGCCCTGCCTGCCGACCGGCAGGCGTTCTCACTGACTTGGCTGGACTGTTCCTCTGCGCAGTGCCGGTCCCAGCAGGCCTGGCACAGCGGGCGCTCGATGTACGTCATGACCGGCGTACCGCGGCATCGCGGCGTCGCGCAGCGCGACCGGTCGTATCGCGGCCCGTTGTCGTCGGCCGCCTCGGTCTGAGCCGCCTCAGCTTGTGCCGCCTCGGCCCGTGCGCGCCGCACCTCGCGGGGCACGATGCTCGGCGGCGCGGCGGCCAGACGCTCGCCTGCCTGTGCGGTGCCTGCCTGCGCAGGCAGGTACGCAGACAGGTCGATATCCTGCGGTGGCCGGTCGACCTCGACGACCGTCGTTGCGACCGTAGCCGGCTCGACGGTCCTCTCGGATGCGACCTCGCGCCGCAGGCGCTGAGCGCTCTTGATGCGAACCTTGCGGTTGGTCGCGATGTTGGTGGCGTCCCAACCGCCAAACCGACTCGCCGCATCGATGCGCACCCGCGCGAGCTGGCCCGACACCTTGGCCACGTAGGCGCGGCCAATCTGCACCTGGTCTTTCTTCATACACATCTCCCATTCGCAAGGACCTCGTTCCGCCACGCCCACGCGACGCGGCGTTGTTCAGGCGCTCTGGTCTGCGGCCTTTCAGAACTCACGCACGACTTGATGGGCCTGGATGCCCCGGTAGCGTTGTCCGGTCAGCAGGCAGGTCGCGGCCCAGCCGCCGCCGGGCTCGAAGTCGCGAGGGTAGTCGAAGCGCAGCGGCAGCTTCGAGCCGCCGATCTGCACCAGGTAAGACCAGCCCCGTCGCGGCCTGATCGTCGTCAGCCTGGTGGTCGTTCTCATGTCCAGCTCCTTCGCGTTCGGTACGCCCCATGCGTACAACCACATGAGGGCAAGCTCCGCGAACGGGATCAAGCGAATCCGGCTGCAATTCCGGCCGGAATTCTCAGATTCATTTCCATGTACCGACGCGAGATTCAGCCATGTCAGGCACACGGACTGCCTTGGGCCGGCGGACCGCAGGCAAGGTGTGTGCCTGATGTCGTGGATCGGTCGCACTGTCTGCGTGCGACGCACAGGCAGGCCGCAACCACGAAGTGGGCGGCGTAATGCCGGGCGACGTCTTTGCCCAATCTGACAGGCCCACCCTGAACCCGACGGCGCTGCCCGTGGCCGACGCGGCGCGGTTGCTCAGCGCCGCTGGCGGCACACGCGTCACGGCCGAGATGATCCAGGTCGATGTCGACGCCGGCGCGCCAACCAACGCCGACGGCACGATCCATCTGGTGCAGTACGCCGCCTGGTTGATCAGGGAGATGTCCGGCCGTGACGATTGACCCGCGCCGCCTGCGACCGACGCAGCTCGTGCAGCTGCTCAACAGCACGCCGCTGGGCGAGGTCATCGGCGAGCGGCAGTTGCACCGCCACCGCACGCGCGCCGGGTTGCGGATCACGTCGACCGCCGACCCGCGCAACATCGACCTGCTGCGCTACGTCGCCTGGCTGGTTGCCGAGCGGCACAGGCCGAAGCCGGAGCCCGAGGGCCTCACCGGCTACGAGGCTCACAAGGAGCGGGCGCGGCAGCGCAACATCGAGCTGTCGCTGAGCGGCCGCGACATCGGCGGGATGCCCCCGGTCGTCAACGCGGCGCGGAAGGATCGCGCCAGTCGTGATTTCCGCTTTTTCTGCGAGCAGTACTTCCCGCAGACCTTCCATCTGCCCTGGTCGCCGGACCATCTGAAAGTCGTCGCCAAGATCGAGCAGGCTGTGCTGGAAGGCGGACTGTTTGCCATGGCCATGCCGCGCGGCAGCGGCAAGACGTCGCTGTGCGAGACGGCCTGCCTGTGGGCCTTGGTCTACGGGCACCGCGAGTTCGTGGCCCTGATCGGCAGCGATGAAGAGCACGCCTCGAACATGCTGGAGTCAATCAAAGCCGAGTTGGAGAACAACGAGCTGCTGCTGGAAGACTTCCCCGAGGTGGTCTTCCCGATCCGATCACTCGAAGGCATCCACCAACGTGCCGGTGGGCAGCTCTATCAGGGCAAGCAGACGCACATCGGCTGGACGGCGCGGGAGATCGTGCTGCCCACCATGCCCGACAGCAAGGCCAGCGGCGCGATCATCCGCGTGGCCGGCATCACCGGCCGCATTCGCGGCATGAAGCACAAGCGCGTCGACGGTTCCAGCATCCGCCCGTCGCTGGTCCTGATCGACGATCCACAGACGGATGAATCGGCGCGGAGCCCGAGTCAGTGCGTGACGCGTGAGCGCATCCTGGTCGGCGCGATCCTCGGCCTGGCCGGGCCAGGGCGCAAGATCGCCCGGGTTGATGACGCTGACCGTCGTTCGCCCCGACGACCTGGCCGACCGCATCCTCGACCGCGACAAACACCCGCAGTGGCAGGGCGAACGCACAAAGATGGTGTACTCGTTCCCGTCCAACGAGGCGTTGTGGGCGCGGTACGCCGAACTGTGGCGCGACGGCATGCGTGCCGATCGTGGCATCGCCGATGCGACGGAGTTCTACCGCAACAACCGCGCGGCGATGGACGAAGGCGCCAACGTCGCCTGGCCGCAGCGCCATCATCCCGACGAACTATCAGCCATCCAGCACGCGATGAACCTGAAGCTCGACCGCGGCGAGGCGGCCTTCTGGGCGGAATACCAGAATGAGCCGCTGCCAGAAGAGCAGGTCGACGATGAGCTGCTCAGCGCCGATCAGATCGCGGCGAAGCTCAACGGTCTGAAGCGCGGCGAGGCGCCGCTCGGTGCGACGGCGCTGACCATGTTCATCGACGTGCAGGGCAAGGCCCTGTTCTGGCTCGTGGCCGCGTGGGAGGACGACTTCACCGGCTATGTCATCGACTACGGCACCGAGCCGCAGCAGCCCGAGGCGTACTTCACGCTCCGCGACATCCGCCGCACACTGGCCAGCACTGCGTCACGCGCCGGTCTGGAAGGTGCAATCTACGCCAGCCTTGAACGGCTGGCCGACGCCACGCTCGGGCGCGAGTGGCGGCGGGATGACGGTGCGATGGTGCGGATCGACCGCTGCCTGATCGACGCCAACTGGGGCAGCTCGTCGGACGTCGTGTATCAGTTCTGTCGGCAATCGAAGTTCGCCAGTGTTGTGATGCCATCGCACGGCCGCTACGTCGGTGCTTCAAGCATCCCGTTCTCTGAATACCGGCGCAAGCGCGGAGACCGAGTCGGCTTGAACTGGCGCATCCCGGTCGTCACCGGCCGGCGGGCCACGCGGCACGTCGTGTTCGACACGAACTACTGGAAGTCGTTCGTGCACGCCCGGCTCGCCGTGCCGATGGGCGACTCCGGCTGCCTGTCGTTGTACGGCCGCAAGCCCGAGCAGCACCGGTTGCTCGCCGACCACCTGATCAGCGAGTACCGCGTGAAGACGGAAGGCCGCGGCCGCACCGTCGATGAATGGAAGCTGCGCGTCGAGGGCCTCGACAACCACTGGCTCGATTGCGTCGTCGGCTGCGCCGTCGCCGCGTCAATCCAGGGGGCCGTGCTGTTCGGCACCGACACCAGGCCGGGGCCGCGCTCACGGATCCGGTTGTCCGAATTGCAGGGGGCGCGGCGATGAATGGAAAAGTCGTCCACTCGCGACCCGAGTCGGTGACGCAGCAGGGCATCCGCTGTCCCAAGTGCGGCTGCGCTCATCTCCGAGTGATCTATACCCGTAAGACATGGGGCGGAGCCTTGCGGCGGCGGCGCGAGTGCCGGAACTGCGGGTACCGGATTACTACAACGGAACGCTCGCTGGCGTCCTGAGAGACAGGAACCAGTAAACTTACGAATGCAGTCGTTCGATGTGAGGCTTAATCGCCTTCTCCAGCTTGATCATCGCGTCGACCATTGCGTCTTGGATCGCCGGCCACCGATCTTCGTTCACCAAGCCGCCTGAATCGACCACCTTGGCAATCCGGCAGGCGCGGCGACCTTCGAGGCGCTGCCAATCCAGCGCCTCACCATACGATGTCTCCACTTGGGCTTTCTGCGCGAACAGGGAGTCAAAGATTGCTTTGTTCTCGCTCTCGCACCCCTCGCCGCGGTCGATGTAGAGTTCCACCTGAGCATCCGTCTTGCGCACGACGTAGGAATAGCGAAGTCCGCCTCGTCCGGCACCCGCGCTAACCCAGTTCCCGGTGCTCGGAGAGATGTCGGCATGCAGCGGGGTTCGTTGTTTCGCTCGGTCCAGCAGTTGCTCCCAGAAACGCCGACGCAGGAGGTGTCGTTCCGCCAAGTCCTTTTTCGTCTCGCCGACCTGTCGCCCCTCGGCGCTCGGTCCAACAATGACCGTGAACAACGGAGCGGGCGAAGAGCCCTCGATCCGCACGGCCTCCACCTTGATCAGATAGAAATTCGCCGCCGTTGCTTCGTTCAACCAGGTCACCGCTTTCACGTGCTCGGGGCGCGGGTCGGCGACGATCCAAATGGCTGCGGCGGCGTCGAGCGCAGTCAAGTACGTGATGATTTTCCCAAGGTGATCGTGGTCGCTCCGCTCCAGTTGGTTTTCGATGATCACGGGGTTGCCGGACTCGTCCTCGGCAACGAGATCGACGCTGAACGTGCCGGCATCTTGCTCGCGTTCGGCGTTGGCGAGCGTCACGTCCAGAACATCGTTCAAGAGATCAATGTTCTCCTGCAGCCAACGGGTGAAATCGGCTGCCTCGTTTCGCCAAACCTCCCGCAGACGCAGCCGCTCTATTTTGGCGATGGTCCCGGTCGTCATGGGTATGCCTCGTTTGCTCCACAGAGTCTAAATGCGTAACGATTCGATGGTAAGCCTGGTCCAAGTTCATCACAACGATCATTCTCGCGTCGGTACAGGTTGGATGAACGTCGTTTCTCGATACGCCCACGACAGCGTACTTCCGCCGCTGCGGGAACACCGCAAGCTCAGGCTCGAGCTGCGCCTGGTGGTCTGGACGGATCGGGACGACGCCGTCCAGGAGGCCTGGCTGGCGCACCTGGAAGGCCGCAACGCGGCGCGGGCGGTGAACACGTACGCGCGACGCGAGCGGCGTCACCGCCAACGCATGGTGCCCATTCTCGACTGAGGCGATAGCGAAATGCTCGACGACCCGACCATCGAAGACGCCATCCGCGAGAACGCCGCCGGGCCGAAGCGCGCCCAGGGCGACTCCGGCAGCGTCGAACAGCACTCGCTGACCGAGCAGATCGAGGCGGATCGTGTGCGTTGA